TAAAATTTTCAGTTGCTAGCTGGTTTAGTCCATAGTTAAAGGTTTTTATAATATTAATATGGGGTCTAACTAAAAAATTCTGTTCGTATAGTTCCTCTACGCTCACTTGATGCAGAACTTTTCCACCAAAAAGACTAAGCATTTTTGCATTATCGCTCTCTTGGCTTCTATATGGCGTAGCACTAACTCCATATAGATTTTTGCAGTAGGGTTTCAAATTTGAGATTATGCTAGATAAAACATTTGCTGAAGAGTGGTGGCATTCGTCAATTATTAGCATATCATACTTACCCTTTATGCCATCTAGCAGATCTTTGCGCTTAAGCGATTGCCAGGTAGATATTAAGACGTCTTTTTGTGTTTGAGCCTTTTTGTTTCTTGTTTCACCATCAATAGCACCTATTTGAGCATCGCTGCCAAACATTGTTACAAACCTATTTTTTGTCTGCTCTACTAGATCGACGGCTGGAACTATGATCAGCGTTCGCAGCTGAAGCTCGTTTATAATATATGCCATAATGTTAGTTTTGCCAGAGCCAGTCGGTGCGTGAATTAACCCTATATTGTTGTTCTTTGCAGCATTCACACACTCTTGCTGATATGGCCGTGGCGGAAACTTATCATTTAGCTTGATTGTCATATTTTAATGCTCGTTACTACTTTTTGCTCTTGATCGTTGTTTTTTTTAATCTTTTCCAAGAAATTCTCGGGGATTAACTGCTCTTTAAATACGATTTTGCCAGAGAAAGTATCCTTACTAAAATCAAAATTATTGTTTGATAGCTCCATTAAAAAAATAGGCAATTTATTGTTTTTGGAAACATTTTCGCTATTTTCTATTAGATCAAGCGCATTCTTGCCAGAGCATATAAAATCTATACTTTCTGTTTTATCATTAATTGGGTCAGTTACGGCCAGCTTTAAAAGCACAAAGTCTTTCTGCCTTGCCTTGCCCGTAACCGCATCTTTGTTTAAGATCATGTCTGATGTAATAATTACTGGTGCTAGGAAATTTTTGCTGTAAGGGATAGCCCCAGTGATTTTTGTTAAATGTTTAGAAAGTTCATTGTATTCAAACAAAGATATTGGCTTTTCAAGAATATTGAAACTATCTTTTGCCAAATCAAGCTCAGTTGTATTTTTATTAGATATAAATATATTGCTGGCAAGAGCTTCCTTTAAAAGCTCGCTAAACCTTGCATGATCTTTGATTGAACCGCCAAGCGCCTTTAAGTGTCCGCCGAAAGAGAAGATATCTTTACCCTCCAACTTAAAATTTATTAGCCTTGTTAAATTGTCAAATACGCTATTGCCGCGTCCGCTAAAAATTATTTTATCATTAACGTCCGTACCGACTATAACATCTGCGCCAGTATTGTCAAAAATTCTTTGCGCGATCAATCCACAAAGTCCTATTTTTGTATTTTCGACATATATAAAAATTAATGGATTTTTTTCAAGCCCCTTATCTTTTACCGCTTGAAGAGCATTTTTTGTAGCTTCAAAAGCAAGCTCTTTTCTCTTGTTGTTTAGCCCGTTTAGAATATATATGCCGCTATTAAGCATATTGTTGCTTGCTTCGTTTTCTTGCTTAACTTGAAGCATTTTTACTAAAAAGTTACTATTTACCTCTAGTCTATTTAAGGCGTTTATTAAAGGGATGGCAGAAAACGATAGGTCCTTTGTAGTTATATTTTCTCTATTTTGAAAAAGCTTTTTATAAAATGGTCTTGTGAGATTGGCAAGCTCTAAAATTTGACCTTGCTTTTCATTTAACTTTTCTATTTTGGCAATATTCTTATAGGCTTTTTCTGTATCGTTTTGCCTGATTTGGCTTACAACCTTCTCTCCGAGTTTGTCTATTTCTTTGCTAGCGTTGGTATAGCTTATACCAGCATTGTTGATAATGTTTAACCCTTGTTCTATTATATCCCTATTGCTATCAAGGGAAGCAACGTCTGCTACCGCCGTAAAGGCTGCAAGATCGGCTAAATTTGGTAATTCTATTTTCTTTCTACTGGATAGCTTTCCAAAAAAACGATATAGTAAAATACCTGTTGAAATTTCAACTTTACCGTCAGTATTTGGATTTAATATATTGTTGTAATTACTAAAATCTCCATTAGCGTGGTGATCAAAAACAAATATTTTATTTTTATAGTTTTCATCGGTTATGGTTGGAACAACACTTTTATGTGTGCCGTTATCGCAAGTAATAATATAGTCTATAATATTTGATTTCAAGGCCGCTTTGATATAGTCAGCGCTTATTCCATAGCCCTCTGTCCTTGTTGGTATTTTAAATCTGAGCTTTTCAAAAAACTCTTTGATTTTAGTATTGTTAGGGTCTTTGTCTAGCTCTTGTTTTGCCATGTGCTGCAATGTTTCAATCACCATTACACAAGAGAAAATGCCATCTACGTCATAGTCTGAATATATTAAAACGCCTTTACCATTCTTGATCTTATCGAGGATATTTTCATAAAAGCAGTCAATTTTGCCTACTGGTATTTTAAATTTGCCATTACCTTCGTTCTTTTTAAGCTCTTTTATATACTCGTCAATTTGTTTCTGATTTTCTTTCTGGTTTAATTTTAATTTTCTCAAATATTCATTTACTGTTGCCATTTTTATATTCCGTTTGGTTTAAAGCCCGCCAAGCATAAAAACTTGACGGGGGGCTTATATTTAAAGCTTAAATTTATTGTTATTATTTTCGTCTAGGTCTTGTTCGATATCATCGCCAAACGAGTAGCCCATATCATCGCCGAAGTTTATTTCGTTATCGTCCATATTTGGAACGTAATCATCGTATGGATTGCTTGCTATTTCTCCAAAATCAAAATTCTCAAGCTGGGCCTCAACGATACTGTTTTCATTGTTGGCATTTATAGCGACAATCTCCTGATTTTCGTTAATTATTTCAATAGTTCCCTTGGAAGGTCTGCCTCTTTTTCTAGTTTGCGGTTCTTCGGTAGGTGCCTCATTGATATTTGTTGCAACTTTTGACAATTGGTCTTGATTTTGCTCTTGCGCCATTTTCAATAGTTCATCAGCCTTAAAACTTGGTTGAATATAGCTATTTTTGGCAATATTATTTTTAAATTCTTCTTTGCGATCGCTAGAAATATCTTTATATTCCTGATTAAAATATTTCTTTAAATTTGCCATTGGTGATTCAGGCATATTATTTTGCAGTAATTGATTTAGAACATCAGACGCTTTGCTTGGTAGCGGAATATTCATCTCATAATCTTCCCCGCTTTGAGTTTCTTTTTTTACTGGCTCGCCTAAATTATCGCCTATTTTATAGTTGGCCATAAAATTATCTGGCGACATAAATTCTTTATCCTCTTTTGTTTTTCCAATCGGTTTTTTAATGGCTGGGTTGATTGGTCCATATTTTATGGAATCATAAAGCGGATTATCTTCTCGCTCTGTATATTCAAATAGGGTATATGAAAAAGCTTGATCCTTGTCGTAAAATTCTCCAAGAACTTTATTAACGTATTTTCTTACGTCGTTATTTTTTACGTCATTATAAGAAACATATACGCTATGACCGTCATCGCCCTTTGTTTGTAATGCTTTGTTGATAGCAAACTGATTATTTCTTGCCACTGAATCAAGATAGCTATTAAAGGCATAATTTGGCTCTAATTTTCTTTTGGCGGCGAGCTTTAGGGCATCATCAAGCTTTGGTGACATAAGAACCTTTTTTAAATCTTCTGGCGATTTTTTTGCACTTGCGAGAAGTGAAAGGGCATCAGATATTGCCCCTTTTGTCTTTATGTATATCTTATTTTCAAGCTCTGGCTCTTTTTTATCTCCATCACCGTTTGCTCTTTTTAGCAACTTGTCTATTTTTTCTTCTATTTTTGCTGAATAAGTTGAGCCATTTATTCCAGTTAGTTCTCCATTGTTGTTCATTGTTGCAATGGTTCTTAAGACATCAATTAGCTCCTTTGACAATGTTTTACTATTATTCGGGAATAAAACTCTGGGCGGGATAGTTATCGCTTCGTTGGTATCATTATTTATATAAGACCTAGTTGGAATAAAAAAGTTTGCTATTTCAAGCTTTTGAGTAAGTATGTTTTCTTTGCTCATAGAGCCTTTTAGGTCTTGGGATTTGTTGATTTTTGCAATACCCATGCCAATAGGCAATGTGCCATCATAAAACATACTAACCCCGTTTGCGCTGCCCTTTATGCGTGATCCGTCCTTTGTTAATGTAATTTTATTAAAATCATTGAAGGTAATTATGTCTATTTTATAAATATCAATCAAATTATATCTATAACATTACATCAAAATTAAATTTTACTTTGGGCTACTTCTATAGAGTAGTCCTTTTCATTGTCAGCATTAACTGAAATAACGAAGTCTTTAATATCAAAAAATATTTTTTGTATACTGTTTTTTATTTTCTTTTGGAAACATCTTTGCATTATAATGTCCAGTTCTCTCCATTCTTCAGAAGTAATATTGCATTCACTTAATTTATTTGCTATTTCTAAAAATCTTTCTTTCTCCATCCTCTCACTCCCTTCTTTTTTCCAAACTAACCTCTTTTGTGCTATAATATTATCGCAAATAAATCTTTACACAGAAAGGAGGTGTAATAATTTATGGATTTTGATTTTTCAAAATTTGAAGCTGAAACTAAAATGTTTAAAGATGCATCAGATATTTTTATGCTTGAAAGAGCTGGTAAAATTATTAATAATGAAATATATGCTTTTTTCAGTTCTAGTGAGTATCCATCTTCTATCGAAACTATTGATTTCAACGAAATATTAGAAGATGATGTTTTAATTCATAAAAATTCTGGCAAAAGATGTATTGTAACCAATGTAGAGCCTGTTGGAAATTGTGCTATCATAAAATATGAAACTAATTCTCAGAGAATGCGTCAACAACAAACAACAGGAAATATTTCTATTGGAAACATAGGCGGTTCAGCAATTATAGGAAATCAACAATATGCCACTATTGATAATTCATCTATTCAAAATTTAAAAGAAATCATTTCTAATAAAACAGAAGATAAAGAAATGTTAGAAAAACTTTTAAATCGTATAGAAACTATAATTGAAGACAATCAACCTGTAAGCAAAGGTACTTTTTCAAAATTTGCCTATATTTTTAAAAAATACCCTGATGTACTTAATGCAGCTGGAGCTTTATTAATTAAATGGTTCTCTACTATGATTTAATTATTCTAAAGGATTCTATATCAATAAATATTATTGGTATAGTGTCCTTTTTCCTATCACTGATCTTATAACTGCTCAAAATTTTTAATTTACAACCAAAATAGCAAAATATTACATACAATCATTTCAAATACAAATATAAACATATATTCAAATACTCTTAGATGCCTGCACTGTTTTGATAATAACAAAATATTTAAATTAAACAATGTTATTAATATAATTGGATTTCTTAAAACTTCTCCCATCCTATCACTACCTTTCTTGAGTTTACTCAAGTAAATTAACAAAAAAAATAAAAAGCTAATTCTGATTTAGGTATTTCTAAAATATCTATTAATTTTTCTACTTCAGCAATTGTTAGATATTCTCCACTTTCTCCGTTTATTTTGTAATTTAAGGTACTTGGATTAAGTTCCATTTTTTCAGCTAATACCTCTTGAGTAAAATTTTTTTCTTTCATTCTCCCCTTTATTTTTAACACATTAATCATTTTTTCACCCACTTTCTTGAATATCCTCAAGAATATAATAGCAAAAAACCTAAAATATGTCAATACCTTTTTTGAGTTTTTTCAAGTTTTCTTTAACTTTTTTATATAAATACTTGCAGATATTCAAAAATATGGTATAATTAAATCATAAAATAAGGAGATTAAAACAATGAAAATTAATGAACGAATAAAAGCCCGAAGAAAAGAATTAGGATTGACACTTAAACAGGTTGCGGAAAAATTAAATGTTTCTGAAAGTTTAATATCAAGATACGAAACTAATGATGTTAAAAATATGGGGATTGATAAAATCGCTCCCTTAGCTAAAATTTTAAAAACTACCCCTTCTTATTTAATGGGATGGAGTGAAGAAGAAGTTAATCCATATTTTGTAGACACATCAGTCTTAACTCCAGAAGAACTTGCAGAATTTGAAAAAGTTACTGGAGTAAATAAGCAACTATTTTTCAATGATGTTGATGATGAACACGATATGGCTGTATTTAAACGTGCTGTTATAGACATATTAATAAAACAGAGAGAGAATAAAAAATAGGATTTTATGCATAAAACAAATTTTAAAAAGTTGGCAAAAACTTTAATAAAAAAATATGGAACTGATAATCCTTTTAAAATTGCAGAACATCAAGGAATAAAAATTATCTATTCCGATTTTTCATCTTGGCTAGGCTTATACACCTGTATTGGAAATGAAAAAACAATTTTCATAAACATCAAACTTCCCTACTTATCCAAACGAATAGTATGTAGCCACGAATTAGGACACGGACAGCAATCATTTAATGAAGCTGTATCTATATTTACGAAACTGAAAAACTTCTGTCTGGAACAAGCCAAATTGAACATGAAGCAAACGAATTTGCCGCAACTTTAATATTTAACAATAAAGATATTTACAATTACGATTTAACGGAGTTAGATAGAAAATTATTGAAGAAATTAGAAAAATATTTATAGATAGAATGGAGAATAATTTTTATGGAAGAAAACAAAGAAATAGTTTTAGTATTTTATGTAAAAGGCTCTGGAAAAAAACCTTATAGAGTCGCTTTTTGGAAAGAAGAAAACTCTAGGGATATACACAGTGGTTGTGGTTGTCCTGCAGGTAGAAGAATGCAATACTGCAAACATAGATTTCAGTTAATCGAAGGTGATTTAACTAATTTAGATGATTCAACTGAAAATGCAAAAGAAAAATTAGAAGTCTTGTATAACTGGCTTGAAGATAGTGACATTGGAGGTTTTTTTGAAGATTTTATCAAAGCTAAAACAGGAGAAAAAGTAAGTAAAATAATAAATGGTATGAAATTTTATTACTCCGAAAATTTAGGAACTAGAAAAAATCAATGGGGATTTGATGAACCATACTACGAATATAGAGATTTTACAGATGATGAATTAACCGAAAAATTTGGAATTTTACATAATGAATTATCTGAAGAAGAATTTCTAAACATTCTTGAATCCAACGTAATTGTAATTGGAAACAATAATAACAACTATATTTTTGATGAAAATAGAAAATATTATGGCACATTTAATGGAAGCCGACGAAAATTTAAAGGATACGGATTAATAAAATTAAAAAATAACAGATATACAAAATCTCAATATTTAATTGAAAGCCTTAAA